GGTCACGCTGAGGGTGCCGGGGATGGTGACTGCGCCAGCGGTGCTTATTTGTAATCTGTCGAGACCTGCCGCAGTATCATAAATGCGAAAATCACCAGACCCGCCATCACGATAAAGTTGCCACTTCGTAACGCTGGAAGCCTGAATCTGGAACTGCCCACCATTAGCCACAAGATTTGAAGTACTAGTAATCGCCCCACTCGCATTGATCGCCGCCATCGTGCTGGTGCTGCCAACGGAGAGGGTGCCGGTTACGGCGATGCCCCCGGACAGCAGATCAAGGACGTTCGTGCCACCTACCGTAAACCCGAATGCGTTGGCGGTAGAAATTGTTCCCGGCCCCCATTGCCAGAGCGAGGCAGCGGCGTTGTATTTGCTGTTGAAATAACCCTTTGTTGTAAGGCTAAGTAAATTGTCAGTCCCAAGCGTAGAAAGTCCCGTCACACCCAAAGTCGTCCCAACCGTAGCCGCTCCTGCCATTGCTACCGTGCCAGAGGCGTTGATCGCCGCCATCGTAGCGGTTCCGGATGCGCTAAGCGTTGTGAACGCGCCAGTATTAGCCGTTGTTGCCCCAACCGTTCCGTTGATGTTGATGCTGGCCGTGCCGGTCAGATTGGTGACGATTCCGGATGCAGGTGTGCCTAGAACGGGGGCAGTAAGCGTCAACGCTGTACCGTTGGTTGTGGCTCCAGTAATGCCCGCCAATACACCCGCATTGTTGTATTGAACCTGCGTGGTAGACCCTCCCGCTGGCCCAGCAGTTGCCCCAGCCAACAAGGTCACAACGCCCGAACTGTTCTTGTAATACAGTTTCCCGTCGTTTGTATTTAGCGCCAACTCGCCAGCGACAAGGTTCCCCGCAACAGGAACGGCAGCGCCAGTGGCCGAGAAATACAGAGATATTGGTGTGAAGCCGCTTTGTGCCATGATATTTTCCTAAAAAGTTCCGCCTGATATTCCTGACCAAACAGGCGCAGATGCACCTGCTGAAGTTAATACCTGCCCAGCAGTTCCTGCCGCAGTGAACGCAAAGGCCGTTCCAGTTCCATACGCGGATCCGCCAGCGGTTGCAGCGTCAAGGCTATTCGTCCCGCCGTTTGCAATTGGCAGAACACCCGTAACCCCGGTGGTTAGAGGCAGACCAGTTGCATTGGTTAGAACACCGGCAGAGGGCGTGCCAAGAGCGCCACCGTTGACTACAAACGCCCCTGCGGTTCCGGTATTAACTCCAAGCGCGGTAACTACGCCAGTTCCTGTGGTCGTGGTGCTTGGCGCGACGCCAGCGCCGCCCCCAATCATCAAAGCGTTCGCCGCCAGCAATGCAGATGAGGCCAGCGTGCCTGTGGCGGTATAAGCCAGAATGCCGCCAGAGGTTCCTGCGGTAAGCCCGGTTCCGCCATTGGCAACAGCCAAGGTTCCCGCAACAGTCACCGCGCCCGTAGTCGCCGTCGCTGGAGTCAGCCCCGTTGTTCCAAAGTTGATCGAACTCACCCCAGAGCCTGCACCAGAGAACTGCGCCCAAGTGATTGCTGTGGTGCCTAACGTACCGCCAGCGTCAGATGTGCAAACCCAACCCGTATCGGCTAACGTGGTTCCGGTCTCAACGAAGATGTAGGCTCCCGGAACCTGCGCCCAAGTGTTCATGTCCGTGGTTCTTGTCCACGCACCAGAAGCACAAAGGTAGATGCCATTGTTTTGGGACAGCGTTTGGTTCTTGACCAGCACGCGGTCAGCCGCAACGATTGATATACCGTCAATCGTCTGCGCTCCAGACAATGTGATATCCACAGTCGTAGCCGCTACAACAGAGGCTTTGGTGTCCAGCCCCTGCGCTATGGTGTCAACATAGCTCTTGTTGGCGATGTCGGTGGAACCAGAAGGGGTGGTGGAAATAGTCCCGGCGGTGACCGACAGGCTGGCAATCGTGCCAAGGCTGGTCAGCGAGGAAGCCGTAACCCCAGACGCCAAGGTCGCCCCCGAAAGTGTTCCCGCTGGCGCAACGACTACCGCCGTGGTGATACTGGTTGTCAAGCCTTTGGCATTGATGGTGATGACAGGAATCGCTGTGCTAGACCCTGTAGAACCTGCCGAAGCAACTGTGGCCAACGTGGTTGCGTTCCCTACTGATGTCACATCACCAGTTAGGTTGGCGTTTGTCGTGACCGTCCCGGCAGTCAGTCCTGCCGCAGTTCCCGTGATGTTTGTGCCAAGCAAAAAACTTGGAGTGCCGAGATTTGGCGTTACCAGCGTTGGGCTGTTGGACAGCACAACATTCGTCGTTCCTGTGGATGTGGTGACCCCAGTGCCTCCGCTGGCTACCAACAATGTTCCCGCCACCGTTACAGCGCCTGTAGTCGATGTGGCGGGAGTCAGGCCAGTTGAACCAAAAGAGATTGCACTTACACCCGCGCCGCTGACAATTGAACCCCATGCGCCGTTAGCGTAACCCTCAAATGACGCCGTAGTGGTGTTGTAACGCAACGTGCCGTCGGTGCTGGATCCTCGTTGCCCAGTGGTTCCCACCGGGATAACTATCCCGCCTGAACCGGGAACAATCGGGTCGCTGGAAATCGCAATAACTGGCGAATTGACAAAGTTCCCGTCTGTAATGCTAATCTGGCTCGCCGTTCCAAGTATTATTCTGGTCGCAATGGTCGAAGAACTGTTAAGAGCCAGAACCCCTGTCCCAGTCGCCCCGGCAACCGCCAAAGCAACCCCAGTCAACGCAAAAGCGGGCGCACCCGCTACCCCGTCCCCGTTGGTGACAGACAGCCCAGCGGTAGACGACGTCATCGTCCTTGCCGCAACCGTGTTGCTGGCGGTCTTGGCAATCATGCCCGTCCCAGCCGCTTCTAGGCTCCCAGAGGCTGCGTTGAGAGTTACTTGTAGGGTTGACTGCGCCCCGCCATCCGTAAGCCCTACACCCGTCCCTGCGGACAGCCTACGGCTGTTTGCTAGTGTGGCCTCCTGATTTAACGTCAAGAAGGTTTGCGTCTGGACTGGCGACCCAGCAAGCGCGGCGGCTGTTGTCTGGACGGTCACCCCGCCTTGCACAATAGGGACTAATTCTGTGCCAGTAATCGCCCCAGCAGACGGCAATTGCGTAATAGTTACATTGGCCACGTTATGGACTCAGGTTGTCAAGATTGCCATTGTTGGAGGGCGTGTCCTGATTATTTTCTGGGGATATCTCATAATTTTGATACGGCCCCGTAATTAGAGCGTCTGGGTCAACAGCAACACTGACATCGGGCCTAGCGAATCGAAGGTTGATGCGCTCAGTCTTGCGAGCAGGCAACCGATATGGATCTAAATTGTCCTTGCAACCTTGATCGCACACCCGCAAACCGGGGAAGTTTGGATCAATACCCAAAGACACAAAGGTGCGCTTCATTTTGCATCGGTCGCAAATCCCGATAGCCAACGACGCTAGTCCTCTGGTGTCTAAGAACGTAGGCATTATCTTGTGTAAACTGAAATGTTGGGGGCAAAGTAAATCGGCGACTTGTCGCGCTCTTCTTGCTCCGCCTCGTACAGGTACTTCTCAGCCATCTTTTCTAGATAGCTAACCCTGTCCATCGGGACTTGGGGCAATTCAAGGCTCATTCTATGCGCCAACATCATCACCGTCGCCTCATACCAGCGCTGCGGGATTTGCAGTTCATTCGTCAACGCACCAACATCCATGATTTGACTTGAGTACCAAACAGTCATCTGCACAAACGGGTCGCTCGGAGCAGGCCAAAGGTACAGCGTTGGTTCCGGAATGGTGCGGTCAAACCAAAACTGAAACGGCTGGTTTGCGGTAAAGTTTTTGTTAGGCAAATTGGTGTAGTCGTCGCGGTTCAGGCGAGACATCATCACCTCAGTGCTGTTATTGCCGATATACCACTCGCGAAGGGCTAGAGTAGTGCCACCAGAGGCAACAATTCGGTAGAAAGCGACGTTTTGACCGGGGTCTATATCCGTCCACACCCATGTATTGTCCGCAACCGAAACGGCTCCAAGGTTCTGCAACGTGGTGTACGTCACCCCATCAGACGAGTATTGGAGCGCAATATTCCAAGTTCCTGTCCCGCCACCAGCAATGTAGGGCAGGAAGCCAATAGAACCCGCATAGATGGGGTTTGACGTCCCGTAATTGACCGTGAAACTCCCGTTTGCCGACGCCTGTTGGGTAAAGGTGTCAACGTCGTTATCGTAGAGATTTGCGATAGTTCCGCCAGCAGACGAGGTATACGTCCCCGTGGGGCGGTTCATAGTGCGGTACAACACGTTTAATGCGTCAACCGCACCCGCAGGCAGCGTGTAGCGGTATTTGTTCGCCTGAAGCCCTATTACCTCTTTGT